GTCGACTTCGGCTTCAATCACCCGTTCGTCGCGCAGTGCTGGCGTGTGGATCCCGACGGCCGCCTCATCCTCGAATGGGAGATCTTCCGCACCGGCCGGCTGGTCGAAGACCACGCCGCCGTGATGCTCGACCAGGTCACCCGCAAGGACCCGCGTTACCGGCACCCACCCGGCGGCGACCCGCAACGCGCCCACCACGGCCGCACCTGGACCGGACCCCGCCCCCGGGCCGTCATCTGCGACCACGACGCCGAGGACCGCGCCACCCTCGAACGCCACCTCGGCATGTCCACCGTGGCGGCGAAGAAGAGCGTCTCGGACGGCATCCAAGCCGTCCAGGCCCGGCTGAAGATCGCCAGCGACGGCAAACCCCGACTCATGATCATGCGGGATACGCTGGTAGAACGCCGCGACCCTGAACTGGCCGACGCCAAACGCCCCATCCGCACAGCTGAGGAAATCCCCTCGTACATCTGGGACACTGGGCCAGCGCGCGCCGTAGCCGACGGCAAGCCGCCCAAGGAGGTGCCGGTGAAGGACCAGGACGACGGCATGGACGCGATGCGCTACATGGTCGCCGAGCTGGATCTCGGGGGCAGGCCGCGGGTGAGGTGGCTCGGTTGAAGCTCACCATCCGGCTACCGAAGCTCGACAGCGTCCGCTCCACCGTGTTGACCCTCGGCGGGCTCGGCGCCCTGTCGACCTCCGCGTGGATGCTCGCCACACCCGCCGGGGTCGCCGCGGCCGGCGTGTCGCTGCTGCTGCTGGAATGGCTCACCCGCCCGCAGGCTGAGAGGAGCCCACGGTGAGGTCGCTGATCGGTTCCATCGTTGACCGGGCGCCCGTCCCGCTCGCACCCCGCGCCGCCAGCCTCGGCCACACCATGTTCGGCCGCGCACGGGCCAACCAGACCGCCCAGCTCGAAACGTACGGATCACTCGGGCTGCTGTTCGGGATCGTCAACCGCACCTCCACCACCACCGCGGCCGTCGACTGGAAGCTATGGCGGACAGCGGCATCGGGGCGCCGAGAGGACCGTACCGAGGTCGCCCGGCACGCCGCGCTTGACGCATGGCGCCGGCCCAATCCGTTTGTCACCGGTGTCGAGTTTCGCGAAGCGTCCCAGCAGCACATCGACCTCGTTGGGGAGATGTGGTGGCTGGTCGGCTACTCGCCGCGTGCCCGGATCCCGCTGGAGCTGTGGACCGTGCGCCCGGACCGGATCCGCCCGGTACCTCACCCTACCGACTACCTGACCGGATACATCTACACCTCACCGGACGGGGAGGAGATCCCGTTGGGCCTGGACGAGGTGATCCCTACGAGGATGCCTCACCCCACGGACCCGTACCGGGGCTGTGGTGCGGTGCAGTCGCTGCTTACCTCGATCGACTCGGCGCGCTACAGCGAGGAATGGAACCGGAACTTTTTCTTGAACAGCGCGGAGCCTGGTGGTGTTGTCGAGGTCGATCGGCACCTGACCGACGACGAGTGGGACGAGTTCAACTCGCGTTGGCGGGAGTCTCACCGGGGTGTGGCCAACGCTCACCGGGTGGCGATGCTGGAGTACGGCGCGAAGTGGGTGAATCGCGCGTTTTCGCAGCGTGACATGCAGTTCGCCGAGCTGTCCAGCGTCGGAGACGCCAAGATCATGCAGGCGTTCGGTATCCCGAAATTCGCGCTCGGCATGATCGATGACGTCAACAGGGCTACTGCCGAAGCGTCGAAGGTATGGTTCGCCGAGGCCCTCACCATCCCCCGGCTACGACGCATCCGCGACACCCTCAACCACCGATTCCTTCCCCTGTTCGGAGCGTCCGCGCAAGGCTTGGAGTTCGACTTCGAGGACCCGACCCCGCCGGACGCGGAGGCCCGGGACCGGGAACGCGACAGTAAGGCCGACGCGGCGCAGAAGCTGGTCGCGGCCGGCTACGACGGCGCGTCCGTGGCCGAGGCGCTCGACCTGCCTCAGTCGCTGGTCTGGCAGGGCGCCCCGGCCCGGGCCCCGGCGCCGAGTAGCAGCCTGACTGCGATCGCCCCCTGGGCCACCCCCACCGCCCAAGCCGATCCTCCGCTGGAACTCGAAGCGTGGGAGACCGCCCTCGCCGACCTCATCGACGACTGGACTACCCGGATCACACCCGCGCAGATCGCCGACCTGGTCGCCCAGGTGCTGGCCGCGGTCAACGCCGGCGACCAGGCGGCCCTGACCGGCCTGACCGTCGACACGGCCGATGGCGGCGAGCTGCTCGCGCAGACCAGCATCGAGCAGGCCAACACCGCCGCGGCGGAGACGACCAGCCGGGCCGCGGCTGCTGGGGCGGTCGCGTCCGGGCAGCCTGAGGTCGACACCGGCGCCCTGACTGTCGCTGCGAGGGCGACCGCGGCGCTGCTCGGTAACGGCTTGTCTTCCGCCGCCGGCCGGGAAGCGCTGCGTGTGTGGGGTCCCGGAGCGTCGGGCCGGGAGGTGGCCGACGCGGTGGAGGAGCATCTGTCGTCGCTGTCGGATGCGGCGCTGCGCACCGAGCTGGGCGGTGCGCTGTGGTCGGCTGAGGGTGCGGGCCGGGACGCGGCCCTGGCGGTGCTGCCGGCGCCGACGTATCTGCTCGCGGACGAGGTCCGTGACCGCAACACCTGTAGCCCCTGCAAGGACATCGATGGGCGCCGGTACAGCACGGTGGCGCAGGCGCGGGCCGACTATCCGCAGCTGGCCGGCTACCGGGCGTGTGACGGCAGGGCGCGCTGCCGGGGTGTGGTCGAACCGTACTGGACCTGATGGTCGGCTCCCCCCGCTAGGGGGGGGAGAAGCGGGGGGAGCCGATGGGGCTGAGCGTAGGCCAGGGTCAGGTCAGGGTGACGGTGACGCCGCCGGAGAACGGCGAGTCGTGCAGCTCCAGCTTGGTCAGCTTCGTACCCTTCGGGACATCGAACAGCAGGAATCCAGACACCTTGTTGCCCGGGTTGATGTCGGTCAAGAAGCTGTTGGCGTCACCGGCGAACAGCTCGGCGCCGGCATCGTTGGAGTACTGGACTCCGGCCGCGTCGATAGCCTTCTGCGCGTCGCCGGTGAACAGCTGCGCTTCGCTGCCGATGTTGCGAACGCTCAGGTCGACCTTGCACCATACGCCCTGAGCGGTTTGCGCGAGTACCCCTTTGCCGATCTTGGTAGCCCCGCAGTCGATCTTGCTGACGACGAACTCAAACTTTCCATCACGCGCCGGCTGCCCGATCGCGACCGGCTCACCGCCCGACGCACTACCGCCATCGACGGCGCCGCGCAGGACCACGAAGGAGCCGCCGCCGCAGCACAGCAGCACCAGCACACCGACCACGCCGATGACCCAGCCCGCGACCCCGCGGCGCTTACGGGGCGGGGGCGGGTAGACGTTACCGGCGTGGTGCGTGGGTGGCGGTGGGTACGACATGTCGACTCCTAGCGCTGGGGACTGGGACGGTGCGGGCCGGCCCAGTCCCTGTCCGGCCCGCACCGTGGGACATGGTAGGCGCTGCGAGGCGTGTCCAGGGGGCTGGCACCCGACTAGGACGACATTTGTGGGGTGTGCACAACGCCGCTTGTGCACACCCCACAAAGATCCGTGTACCCTGCCGGTAGTACATCACGACCGGCGGAGGGACGCATGGGCGCAGTAGCCGCGACGGTGACCGGACGTACGTCCCTGGCCGATCTGCTGGCTGCCGCTCCCCGCAGGCCACGCCCGACGATGCGCCCGGACCGGGCCTGGTTCCGCATCACCGATCAGGCCGACACTGCCGATGTGTGGATCTACGACGAGATCGGCTACTGGGGCACCTCCGCCCAGGATTTCGTCGACCAACTCAAGGCCATCACCGCTCCGAAGATGTCCGTGCACATCAACAGCCCCGGTGGAGAAGTCTTCGACGGCATCGCCATCTACAACTGCCTCAAGTCGCATCCGGCTAACGTCGAGGTCCGGGTTGAGGGTCTGGCCGCGTCGGCCGCGAGCTTCATCGCCATGGCCGGCGACAAGATCACAGTGGCGCGCAACGCCACCATGATGATCCACGACGCGTCCGGGCTGTGCATCGGCGACGCCACCGACATGCAGCAGATGGCAGACCTGCTCGCCAAGCTCTCGGACAACATCGCTGACATCTACGCGCAGCGTGCGGGCGGCACGGTGGCCGAGTGGCGGGAGCGGATGCTCGCCGAAACCTGGTACACCGGCGCCGAGGCAGTAGACGCCGGCCTGGCCGACGAGATGACCGACCCCACACCACCCCCCGCACCCGATATGGACAACACCTGGGACCTCACGATCTTCGCTAAGGCGGGCCGGCCCGTGGCGGAGGCTGCGCCTGCCCCGGCTGCTGGTGGGCAGGCGGCAGGGGTGTCTGCCTGCCCACCAGCAACGGACCAGTCCACGACACCGTCGGACAAGGCGTGCCCGACCCACCACACGGACACCGTCGAGACTGCCTGGCAGTCCGGCACCCAGGTCGGCCGGCTCGACTCACCGATGACGTTGGCCACCGCACGCGCCATGTACGGCTGGTATGACGCCGGACGCGTCGAAGACGGCAAGATCGTCAAGGATGGGTGCAAGCTCCCCCACCACGAGGTCAGCACTGATGGCGAGCCGGGCGCGGCGAACTTGCCCGGCGTACGCAACGCCCTGTCGCGGCTGCCGCAGTCCGACATCCCCGCCGGCGAGCAGGACGCCGTGCGGACGCACCTGCAAGCGCACCTGGACGACGCGCCCGAAGACACCACTCACGTCCAGCCCGCTGACGACGGATGGTCAGCTGCCGTCGCCGCCCTCCTCAACCCCGATCCGACCGTAGATGACCTGCTCGCACGCCTGAGGGAGGCACATTGAGCACCGCACTCAGCCCGGGGCAGCAGGATCTGCTGCGGGCGATGGGCTACAACCGCCGCGACCGCCGTGCCATCGCGTTCAACAAGGTGGCGCCGAAGACCGCGCCGGTTCCGCGCAACAGCGAAGAGCTGGCGGAGATGATCGGCGACCCGGGCCGGCTCGCCCCCGTCCTCGCCGACAAGGAGTCGTTCAAGGACTTCGTCGAGGCGTACGCCCAGCAGCAGCAGGGACCCGGAACCGACCTCCACCGCCTCGTGCAGGAGGAAACCCAGCGCGAGCTGGCCAACCTCCTGCGCGACAAGGACGTCGACAACGACAACGCCGACCGCATCCGGCGCCTCAACCTCGACCCGCAGTCCCCGGCCGCCCGCGGCAAGCGGGTGCCGATGCTCACCTCCTACGGGCAGGGAGCGGCCTACAACCAGCACGCCCCGGGCGCCGCACTGGAGGGAAAGTTCACCTCCGCGGTCGACTACCTCAAGACCATCTGGCATCTCAACCCCAGCTCGGACGCGCACGCGAAGCTCGCCGAGATCCGCAACGCCGCCTCATCGGTGAGCCCTTCCGACGGCGGATTCCTCGTCCCGGAGATGCTGCGGTCCCAGCTGCTGGAGATCGCGCTGGAGATGGCCGTGGTCCGTTCGCGCGCCACGGTCGTGCCGATGGATTCCGCCAGGGTGCCGTTCCCGATCATCGACGTCACCTCCAACGCGTCCTCCCTGTACGGCGGCATGATCGCCTACTGGGGCGAAGAGGCTGCCGCGCTCACCGACGCCAACCCCAAGTTCGGCCGCGTCACGCTGGACGCGAAGAAGCTCACCGGTCTGAGCGTGGTTCCGAACGAGCTGCTCCAGGACTCGATCATCAGCTTCTCGGCGCTGATCGAGCGCCTGTGGCCGATGACCCTCGCGTTCGAGGAGGACTACGCGTTCTTGACCGGCTCCGGTGCGGGTGAGCCGCTCGGGCTGCTGGGCTCGGGGAACTCGGCGTCGATCGCGGTGGCCGCTGAAGCCGGTCAGGCCACCGACACCGTCCTCTACGAGAACATCGTCAAGATGTTCGCGCGGATGCTGCCCTCCAGCATGAACCGCGCGGCGTGGATCGTCTCCCCGGACGTCATCCCGCAGCTGTACACCATGTCACTGTCCGTGGGCACCGGCGGCGCACCGATGCTGGTGGTCAACGCCTCCGGGGCCGGGCCGATGACCCTGTTCGGCAGGCCGATCATCATCACGGAGAAGGCGAACTCGCTGGGCAACCGCGGCGACATCGCGTTCGTGGATCTCACGTACTACCTGGTGGGTGACCGGCAGGTCATGACCGCCGCGTCCAGCACGGACTTTAAGTTCGGCACCGACCAGACCGCGTACCGGCTCATCCAGCGGGTGGACGGCCAGCCGTGGATCAAGTCCGCCATCACTCCCCGCAACGGCGGCAACACGCTGTCGCCGTTCGTTGAGCTCGCGGCCCGCTGAGGCCAGAAAGGACACCCGATCATGGCTCAGCACGGGCTCGGACGCCTGTTCGACATCTCCGCCGGGATCATCTCCACGGCGGTCAACAACAGCGCGGACGTCACCGGCAACCGCGTGTCGCTGCGCAACGCGGGCGGCTGCACCATCGTCGTCATCGCCGAAGCCGGAACCGCCGGTGACGACCTCGACCTCGACCTCAAGCAGCACACCGCATCCACCAGCGGCACCAGCGCCGACCTGGACATCGTCGACGAGTACTGGTACAAGTCGGAGACCACGCTCGATGGGGATGAGGACTGGACGCGGGTCACGCAGACCGCCGCCTCGGAGATCACCGACGCGACCGGCGGGGCCGGCACCTCCGCCGAAGAGCAGCAGATCGTGGTCATCGAGGTGGACGCCACCCAGCTGTCCGACGGCTACTCCTACATCTCATTGAACGCCACCAACGCGGGTGCGAACAACGACAAGCTAGCCACGGTGCTGTACCTGCTGCGGGATCTGCGCGAGCAGCGCACGCCGGCGAACCTGCCTACCCCGCTGTCCTGACAGCCCCGGGCCGGGCTGGCCCGGTCGGGATCCAACAAGGGTTGAAACCCCGAAACGGAGCACATCATGGCATCGACGCAAGCCCGATTTTCGGCGTTGTTTTCCCGCCGCCAGCCCGGCGGGGTGTACACCGTCGCCGGCATCGAGGACTCCCCCGGCGACGTGTGGTTCGTGGACTCCGGCGCGTCCGGTGCGGGCGCGACCACCGCGTACGGCACCACCCCCGACAGTCCGTTCTCGACGTTGGCGTACGCGTTCAGCTCGGATCTGGTCGGATCGGGCGACACGGTGTACGTGATGCCCGGCCACGCCGAGACGGTCGATGCGGCCGGGGACATCACGATGGACATCGCCGGAGTGCGCGTGGTCGGCCTGGGCGCCGGCTCGGCCCGGCCGACGTTCACGTTCGCCACGGCTACGACTGCGACGTGGCTGATCACCGCGGCGAACGTCACTGTGGAGAACGTGCTGGTCACGGTGACGGGGACGATCGACGTGGCCAACGCGATCACGGTCACCGGCGCCGACTGCTCCCTGATTGACGTCGAGTTCCGCGACTCTTCGTCGACGTCGCAGTTCGACGACTTCTTGATCATCGGGACGGGGGCGGCGCGGGCCCGGGTCGTGCGGCCGATCATCCGGTCCAATGCCTCGGGCGATGCCGGCGAGTCCGGGATCCTCATCTCCGCCGCCGTCGACGGGGTGGAGATCGACGATCCGCTGATCGACGGTCTGTTCGCGACCGGATGTATCGAGTC